TTGCTGAAAAATTAATTGCGCTGGTCATACGGTTATCCTATCGTTTCTGAATACAAGGTATTTATCACTGTCCTGACCGGTAACAGAATCTATTATGTACCNATCCACAGTGTAATCGATGTTTTTAAAGTCAAANCCGCTGAATTTTATNTTTAAAAGTATGGTATCTGCGGTTCCGGGTTTGCAAAAACACAATGGCACAGCTAGGGTGTATCCCAGTTGTTTCTTACTGCCATTGGGTATACTACGCATCCAAAGCGGCAAATAGTTTCTTTCGCTTAATCCAACAGCTTTTAATCGTTTTTGCCAGTTGGTTATGCTACTGGGAAAATACGTGTCCACATTGGGATTACTTGCTTCATAGCCAGTGCTGTCAGCAGTGATGTTTTGTTCAGGCCGCTGGGCATTTATGCCGTCAGCACTTAAATCTGATAAACTTCGACTCCATATTGAATTGCTGGTATCAATAGTTATTGTGCGTTTATCGGTTACTGTTTCAATACGACTGGGCAAATATTTTTTGTCTGGTTCAGAAGGGTCCAACATTTCCACATAAACTACCTCGTACAAGGTGTTGTTGGTATCAGGATCCACTGCCAATGCTTTTTTTACAGAACCAAATTGAAATCTTTTTTTCTTGTGATTAAGTCCCATGGCTCCAATATATGCTGCCGCATCTTTGGTTTCAATACCTCCATACACCAGCATACTTAACGAACTTTGTATGCCAAACACAGGATCGTTTGTTCTATAAATGCTGGTAGGAGTAAACACATTGGTGTTGTCAATAAAAGTTTTCCACAGTGTTCGTTGTGTTGTGTTTAAAAATGGTCTAGTGGTAATGTTGCTATACAACACAGTGTTAGGCGTAGTTACTAAAACTGTAAACGCTCTTTCAGTTGCAGTGTACCCATATTGATCTCTAGCAGTAATTTTAAATGTAAAAATTCTTTCAATGCTGGTGGTTCTATTATCAAATGTGGTTGTGCCACTGTCAAATGTTATTAGACCTGCCGCTTGAGTAGCAGGTTTGTAATATTGATTTACTTTACCAATTAATTCTCCGTCTGGATTTAAAGACAGTCCTGGCGGCAATGTTCCGCCTGTCAATTGATAAATTACCACAGATCCAGTAACATTGCTGTATGCAGTTACACTTAGAGTTGANGTGTAGTTTGCTGGCAACTCTCCTAGATTTTTATCAGTAATCCAAACAATTTCACTGGTGATATCTCCAAGTATGCTGATACTAAATGTTTTACTTGCACTAACACTGTCAGTTTTATCGCCGTATCGTGTGCTGGTTATGGTAAATCTATAATTTTTTGTAATTGCTGGCTGATAAGGAACAACACCAAACACATCACCTGTTTGCGAATCAAAAGTTGTGCCTTGCGGTAACTGACTTAATGATCCAATATAAATTACACAGGTATTGGGAATACTTATNGCCAAGCTGTTGTAAATTGTTAACCTNTATCTATTGTTACCCAGACTTGCAACAGCTGATATTTGATACACTTCTCCAGTTGCTCCAGGAACATACTGTAACAAATCAAAATATTGTCCCACAACAGGCGCCGCAGTGGCGTTTTGTATTGTGACAGAACGACTGCCCACAATGTTGTCTTGACTGGTAATCTGTATGGATGTTGAGTATATCTCTTGATTAGTTGTTTCTACTCTAAAGCTCACAGTGTTTTCATCGTACAGTGCTAGCGGAATAGTCAGATAGTTGTTGGCTCTAAACAATCCTATGTCAGACTTTGAAATCCACACAGGTTGTCTTATGTATGTGGCATCAGCTGTGAATGATGACGCCAGCCCTGTGGTTGCAGTGTTATCTGCTCTAAATTGATCGTTACCTACTACAAAAATTCTAAACAATCGTTGAGTAGAGTCAACACCGTCTGTTATGGTGACTCTAAATTGATAGTTTGCGTTGAGACTGATCACTTGTTGAGTAGGAACTGAAAAGTCAAAAAACACATCATCGTATGAGTAGTTGTCAAATCCATTACTTGGTCTTGGACCAAAGTCAAATGCTATGGCATCGTAAATAGATCCGTCATAGTTACCATCGCCATCATTAGGCAAGATTGTTAACACAGGAATAATGTATCCTGAAATTACTCCGTCCTTGCTGAGTGTCAACCCAGGCGGTAATGTGCCATCGCCACTGGATATAAAATACGACACTGGCTGTCTATCGTCTGCAAGATTAATAGACTCCAGTTGATAATTTACATAACTGCCATCCAGCACNTAATATTGCTGTTGTAATCCAATATCAAGCTCGCCTGGATTTGTTATGAAAGTTGGCGCATTGGGTTCAGTTAGAGACAATTTATATGTTCTATCTGAAATTTCTCCAGCTTTGCTAGCTCTGATACAAAAACTGTAGTCTGTCTTATTCTTCTTAATAAACGGACTGCCAATGATGTGTGTGCCTATCAAGAATAAGCCTGAAGGCAATTCGCCAGATATGATTCTGAGACTAACGCCGCTTATGCTGGTGTTCAGTGGTAACGTGAGATCAATGGAAACCCCTGCTGTGAAAGGTTGCCCGTTGTTTGTAAATTTAAATCCACTGGGTTGTGTCCAAACTGATAGCGGCATACCACTCCTTGTTTTAAATATTTATCGCTTAAAATGCGCCAAAATTCAGTTGGTTATTTGAAATGTCAGTTCCCAAAGTCCAGTTGCCCATGTCTAACGTGTAACCGCTGGGGTAGTTGTTGGCACTTTGAAATCCAGCAGGATTGGTAAATGTTCCCATGTTGATGTTGACATTACCGCTTTCCAACATCAGTTGCACTGTGGCACTGAGTTGTCGTAAGTTGGTTCCCCATACGTTTGCTTGCACATCGCTGGCACCTGTGCCAAAAATCAAGCGACCGTTGATGTCCAAGTTGCCACCCAATCTTGGAGTTAGGTCATTTTCTAATTTTGTATTGGCACGTAAGTTGACAGTGTCTGTGTTGTTGGTAAATGTAACACTGCTGTCTGTGCTGGTTAATGATTTGAAACGTAAAATAGTTCCGTTTTTATCTTTAAAAACTCCAACTCCTGCTCCGCTATTACTGGCAGTGGAAATAGCCGCACCTTGATATAGTTCTGTAAAATTGGCATTTACCTTGGTAAACGCAGTACGTAAATCGTCACCAGTACCGTCATTTGCGTAGTTGCCTAAGTTGATTGGTTGTATAGCCATGTTCTGCTCCGTTTAGTGTATTTACCGTTATTGTATCTGTTCAATAATTGCGTATGCTACTACTAGTTCCAGTCCAGGAGTTGTGTCTTTACTGCGTATAATCACAGTTAGTCTGTAGATCCTATGAAAACTGTGGTCTACAATGGTGGCTGTTAAATGATCGCCCAATGCTAATACTGCTCCAATATTGTATTGAGTACCAGCAGTAGTGACTCCGTTGGGCGATGAGATAACCACCGAATCAGCATTGTTAATTGAACTGCGGCCGGTGATATTGATTACGCTGTTAAAAGACATTTGTATCATGCCTGCTGATGTGACTTTGATGGTCATGCCGTTCCTACTAATAGTAAGAGGCTCTGCAGAGCTAATCACATTGTTGCCAGTGGTTGGTGCTAGGTAGGCTGTGCTTTGAACTGTTGAGTCTGGGAATGTTACAGTACCAGTTGATCCAAGACTCAGTGTGTGAGCACCGTTCACCAAACTACTGAAGCTGGTAGGTATGGTTGGCTTATTTGTTAAGTCAGTATAACTGCCGCTGAACAATGTTGGCTTATTTGTTAAGTCTGTATAGCTACCACTGAACAGTGTGGGTTTGTTTAGTATAACTCCCAAACCAGTAGTTGCAGTCCAATTGCTTTGTACCTGTGCCGCAACACCAGTTAGTAATATTTTGTTATTGGCATCGTCATAGGTAACTGTGATGTTGGTGTGGCTGGCATGATTGAACAAGGGTGCCGCATAATCCTGCGCCAGCTCCGTCAATGCTGTGCTGGTACCGCCTGTCAAGGTATACAGTTCAGTGAAGTTATCATTAATTTTTGTAAAGGCAGTGCGTAGCGGATCACCCGCTTTGTCATTTGCCTTGGTACCAACATTTATATTTTGTTTAGCCATTACATTCTTCCTATAGCAACTTCAATGATACCGGCCTCGCCAGTGTCTTTGTCTTCCAATGCTTTGCCAATGATGGAACCCAGTGTTGGATTCAATGCTTTGACAGCATAACCTGGAGTGGCCGCAGTGGTCAGCATGTCGCCTTTCTTAACACGACCCACTACCTTGACTGGCACACGACCTTGCAGTGCAATTAGATTCTTTTCACCAGCACATTCACTGTTCATGCTGTAAGCCGCTGTGTTACTCACAACACCAGCCACACGAGTNTCGTTNATTGCATCAGTNGTNGTAACTTCTTTATCGCCACCAAACACCAACACAGTTCCAACTTCGTATTCCCGATCGCCTTCATAGTATTCTGCCAAGTCAGCGTAGGTTGCTTGTAATGT